CTGACATGAACGAGCAGATCATCCCACTCAGCGCGTTCCCCCTGGGGCTGCAAGACCGCGAGGCTTTCGTCCGAGAGTTGAACGCAGCCTATCCCGGCCTCGGGGCGGTGTCGGTGCGCACCGTATCTCTGACCGAGGTGGCCGTGCTGTTCACGGGCGGGCCCGCGGACCTTCTAGCCGTTGCCGCGATGCACCCCCAGCCGCCGAGTGCCGCGAGCGACCCTCTTTCGCTGCGCATCGGTGACCACTTCTCCGCGCCCAAGCGCCTGCTCACACCACCGTTTGATACGGTCTGGGACGTGCTGGCCCCGAACCTGCACAAGCGGATCGGGCTGCGTGACGCGGGCGGCTACGTTACGCGGTGGGACTTCATGCCCATCGTCAACGGCGTGCGAGGCGACAACGTGGTGTGCGAGTACCACACGTACACGATCCCCAGCCCAGGAGCCGCGCCCATCAAGCGCGACGTGGAGATCGAGTGGCTGCGCCGCGACGGCGTCGGCCACCCCGATAGAAAGGTCATGGAGAAGTGGTACGACACGCCCGAAAGCATTGCGAAGGAGGGCAAGACCCGTCGCGGAAAGCTGGTGGAGGAGGCTCAGGGCTTGATTTACGGGTGGCTCCTGGGCAACGGCTTCACCTCCGAGGATGGTAAGGACTTTGTGACCAGCATCTCGGAGCACGTCTCCAACTACGTCGAGTACAGCGACACGGGGGTCCTCGCCGCGATCCAGAGTGCCGACACTCAGGCGTTCCCTTGGCTCGACCAGGCCGGCGCCTTCTCGGAGTCGCTGGCAACGCCCGTCCGCGACGGACAACCGCCCTCTACCACCCTCGTCACCCCGCGGGAGTTCCTGACGGGGATCCTCGACATCTACTCCACGCCGTAGACGATAACCACGAAAAGCGACGCAAAACGACGTAGTCGGAGAGAACCGTATGCCCCTGATCCCCACGACCCCTGAAGTCCGTCTGATCCCCGGTCCCGCCGAGGAGCGCGCCCTCGACCGGATGCACCTTGTCAGCTTCAAGTTTGTCTCGGACGTGAACGCTCCTGCGAACTCGCACGTCGAGGTCGAGTGGCGTGTCGGCTACGACCACCCGACCGACACCATCACCGATGCGGACGGCACTCGGCCTCGCTTCCAAGAAGTCGAGAGAAAGAGGGCTAGGCTTTCTGGTCCTGCCGTACAGGCCGCAGTCGCAGCCGCCCCGCAGGGGACTTCCATCTTCGACGCGACCCGAAACGCCGTGTGGTCGCTGCTGATCTCCGAAGGGCACGTCGAAGGCAGCGTGGTATAAAGGCGGATAGCCATGCCCCTTTCGTTCTTTACCAACAGCGGCAACAGCTACGGTTCTGCGATTCCGTTCCAGCGGATCGTGGAGCCGGCACAGCTTGGTCTGTTCCTGAACTTGGAGCAGGCAGAGCTACTCCGCATCCAAAGGTACAACGAGCACTGGCGCTTCTACTTCGGCAAGCAGTGGATCTTCGACCGCGAGGACGGCGAGCCGCTGGTCACCCTGAACTTCTCGAAGCTGATCGTGGACAAGTCTGTCTCGTGGCTCGTGAAGAACGGCTTTGACATCGAGGTGCCGAAGGCCCTCAAGCACGTCGTCGGGCCCTTTCTGGAGGAGGTGTGGCGCTACAACAAGCGGCAGCAGTTCCTCTACATGCTGGGGCAGACCGGCGCCGTCACGGGCGACTGTTTCGTGATGGTCAGCTACCAGCGCCCGAGCGAGTCAGCTATCCGAGCCAACCCCAACAGCCAGGGTGCCATCAAGATCAACCTCCTCGGCTCCGAGCAGGTGTACCCCTCGTGGGATCCGCTCGATGTGGACGTGCTGACCGCGGTGCGGATCGAGACGCTGTACTACGACGACCGCAACCAACTCAACCGGGTGGACCGCGACGACAAGGCAAACCATCAAGGCCGGCAGCTTTACGTCAAGCGGTTCACTCAGATCCTCACGCCAGACCACATCATCGAGCAGTACGAGGGCGGCGACCCTATCGTCCGCGACAACGTCCTCGGTGAGATCCCCGTCGTCCACATCCGCAACCTGCCCCTGTCCCGCGAGTTCTACGGGCTCTCGGACATGGACGGTATCATCGACCTCCAGCGCGAGATGAACGAGAAGTCCACGGACATCTCCGACATCATCAACTACCACGCGGCTCCGGTGACCATCATGCAGGGAGCCAAGGCGTCGCAGCTAGAGCGTGGCGCTCGCCAGATCTGGTCCGGTATTCCGCAGGACGCCAAGATCTTCAACCTCGAACTGCAAGGTAACCTTACCGCCAGCCAGGACTACTTACAGTTCATCAAGACCTCGACGCTGGAGATCGCGGAGGTTCCGAAGATCCTGCTGGAGACGCCGGCCATCTCCAACACGTCGGGCGTGGCGCTTCATCTCCAGTACCAGCCCATCGTGGACAAGACCAAGCGGAAGGTGCCCTTCTACCAAAAGGGTCTGGAGGACATCAACTACTTCATCCTCCGCATCGCCGCGTTGCTCGGTCTGCTCCACCTTCCCTATGACCTCTGCTCGACGTGCGGCGGACGTATCGTTGAGGTGTTGGATACCAAGGGGCCCTTCCCTCGCACTGTCAAGAAGTGCTTTCACATCGACCCCAACGACTTTTCGTTCCTGACGCCTGATCAGGTGCGGATCAAATACATCCGCCAACACTCCTTCGGTCAGGAGCTACGCGAGGCCGAGTTCGGGCAGATCAAGCAAGAGCACAAGCAGAAGTCTGCGAGCTACTGGGATCCGCAGCCCGAGGAGGCGCAGCAGGAGTACGAGGACAAGCGCCGCGCCGAGAAGGACGCCGTCCTAGAGTCTCGTCAGCAACTCAAGGCAGAGGAAAAGAGGGGCGAGGAGACAGGCGAGTCCGCCGCTACCCGGCCCAAGGTCAAGACGCCCAGCATCGAGGCCCAGCCCCCGAAGATGATGGGTGACATCGTCCTCCCGCCTGAGCCCGAGGAGGTCATGCTCTCGACCGTCTGGATCCACCCCACGACGGGCGAGCGCGTCAACGTGGACAGGCAGCGCATGATGCTGGTCCCGATGGACTGCCCCAACCCGCAGTACCTCGACCCGTTCAGCACGAGGGTCGTCATGCGTGACGCCCTGCCACGCGATCACTCCCTCGACTTCAACCTGTTCCGCGAGATGCTCAAGGAGGGCTTGGTGTCGAAGGCGTGGGTCCGTCGCAGGCTGCCCATCATCGACGAGAAGGAGTACGAGCAGATCGAGCGGGAGATCCAAGAGGAGAAGGTGGACACTGCTCGACCCGGAGGCTCCGAGACTGAGGACAAGGCAGAGGCGGCTCCGCGTGAGTCCGAACTTGACCGTGCGATGAACGGCGCGAGCGGCCACAACTCCAAGGAACCCAAGAAGGACAAAGAGGTCTGACGATGGCGGGTCCGAACCACTGGCAACCCTCGCTGCTCGCGGTCCCCTCGATGGGGACGCTCGACCCCGTGGACTCCCGCGTCACCGCGCTCAAGGAGTTCAACATCAGCCGGAAGTCAACGGGCAGCATCGACGGCGCCCAGCGCCTCTACGCCTCCGAGTCCGAGGACCCCAACGTGGTCGCTCCTTTTCTGGAGCGAAACATGCAGAATGACTACCAGAATCGGTGGGTTCAGGACCGTCACTACCTTGTCATGCAAGGTGGTGATACCCTCTACCATACTCCGACCGACACGGCGCACCGGCAGAACCCCAGTCCTGCCCCTCGATTCCTCCCCGTATTCGACCGCCCTACTGAGGACCGCTCCGACGCGAGACGGGTCCGCAACCACGAGAGGGTTCCCTTCCCCGACCGAGCCACACAGCTTGGTCACTTCCCGAAGGGCGAGATCGACAACGTCAGGAACCGAGGAGGCTGGCCGTGAGCACAAGCGAAAAGGTGAAGCGACTCGTGGCGGCTGCCGGCGTCTCGGGAGTCAACAAGCCGAAGCTCACTCCGAAGCACCCGACCAAGAAAGGGATCGTGGTCGCCAAGGAGGGGGACAAGGTCAAGACCATCCGCTTCGGCGCGCAAGGCTACGGGCACAACTACTCCAAGGGCGCCCGCTCCAACTTCAAGTCCCGGCACGGCAAGAACATCAAGAAGGGGAAGATGAGTGCTGCCTACTGGGCCGACAAGAAGTTGTGGGCCGGCAAGGGCAAGAGCACAAAGGCGCCCCCGAAGGGTCAGAAGCATGTCAAGGGCAAGGGCGACAACGACGTGACCCATGCCGGCGGTCTGTGTCACCACCCCTCGCACCGTTGCGCCCCAGGGGCCAATGGTGTGGCTGGGCTCAAGCATACCGGCGTCGCTGTGGACCTCGTGCAGAACATCTCCGGTGTTCCCATGGCTAGGGGGCGACGATGAGTTGGCAGAGCACACCCGCACAGGTGATCTCAGGCGCAGACACACGCAAGAAGAAGCGCGCCAGCGACAAGGTCGCCACCGTGATGCAGGAGTTCAAGGCGGGCACCCTCCGCTCGGGCAAGCCCGGTCGCGGCAAGGGGCCCGAGGTGACCGATCGCAAGCAAGCCATCGCCATCGCCTTGAGCGAGGCTGGTGTCGCCGCGGACAAGCGGCAGAAGCGACGCCGCAAGAACGAGTCGAGCCATCACGGCGGCCTCGTTCACGGGCCATCACACCGACTCGACTGCGTCAACCCGGTGTGCGGCATCAAACACAGTGGCGAGCCCCGAACCATGCTCGCCCAGAACTACGCGGGTGTGCCCGTGACGGAGAATCGACATGGCTAAAAGCAAGATGGGTAAGAAGGGTAAGGGCGGAGGCGTCGATGGCTGGGTGACGATCAACGGCGCTCGTGTCCCCATCACCGGGGGCCAGCTTGGAGGCAAGGTTGGCAAGAAGGTCGCTCGGACCTCCAAGGGCAAGAAAACCGCCAAGTCCAAGAGCGGCGCCACCGCTTCGAGCGGCGCTAGCAAGGCCAAGAAGTCCTCGAAAAACAGCGCGGCTGCGGCTGCCAAGAAGGTCGGCAAGAAGGCTCCGGCGAAGGAGCAGTCGAAGGCAGCCGCAAAGAAGTTCCGCAAGAACGTCACGGCGCAGCGCAAGGCCGAGCAGGCGGCCGAGGTCAAGAAGCATGGCGCCAAGACTGTCGCCCGTGAGCGAAAGTCTCTCGAAAAGGGCCGGAACCCCGAGAAGGGCAGCAACAAGAAGTCCTCAGCGTCGAAGGCTACCAAGGCCCACTACGAATCTTTGGTAGCCAAGGGCATGTCGAAGGACAAGGCCCGCGCACAGGCTGCTGCGAAGTACGCCGAGCTACAAGGCGGAGGCAGGAAGTCAGGGCAAAAGGCGTTCAAGGAGTACACCACCCGCCAGCAGTGGCACGGGAAGGCGAAGGAGAAGCGCGCCGCAGGCGATGACAGAGGAGCCGCAGCCACTTCTCGCGTTTCGGTGCGGCCCTTCATGCGGAAGGAGCGGGACAGGTGGCGCAGCAAGAAGGGCAACGAGTCCTCCCACCACGGGGCACTCGTCCACGGTCCTGCCCACCGCGTTGGAGGGTCGAACCCCATCGCTGGCATCGTTCACTCGAACGAGCCACGCACGAACCTCGTGCAAGATCTCAGCGGTAACCCCACCACCGCTGGTAGAAGAACGGGCCCAGGACCGGAGGCCCACGTCCGATCGCTGATGCCGGGTGGCGTCAGAGTGGGCGGCGGACGAACCATGGGCACCCTGGCCCGTTACGGAGGAAAGAAGTGATGAAGCACGGCAACATGAGTCACAAGGGCACGAAGTCTGGCGACAGCAACTACATGGGATCGAAGCAAGGACACATGGGTCCTGGCTCCTACCCGCGGCGCCCTGGGTCGGGCATGAACACGGGCGCCCGCGCGACGGGTGGGACCATGCAGCATGACGGCATCGCCAACTGCCGCGACTGCATGAAAACCAAGGCTCGTGGTCGCATGATGGGCAACAAGGCCGCGGCCTCCATCCAGTCCCTCACCAGCCGCGAGATGGGGATGGCGGAGCGTCCGTCATCTGTGGGCGGTGTCCACGGGCACAAGACCCGCCTCGGTCAACCTCACAACCCCGCCATGGCGGGCTACGGCAAGAAGAAGTCGTCCTGCTAGATGGCACGGGGACGCACCAGTACGACTGAGCCGTGGCTTGCGGGCACCGGCTACCAAGGTCGAACCATCCTTGCCGTCACCGGAGCGGGGCGCGGTCGCGCGACTCGTGACGTGGCGCTCAAGGGCGGTGTCAAGCGCGTCCCCGTCCCCATCCTTCAAGACCTCATCCTGGTGGAGAAGGGCTATGAGCCCAAATACAGCGGGCTGACACTCGCAGAAGTAGAGAAGCTGAGAACGGGTTGAAACTCCGTCAAGGCTCAAGCTATACAGGGAGATACGCATGGTCGATACGATGCAACCTCGCGGAGCCGGCAAGAAGGTCGGACACCAGTATCCTCCCCTCTACGTCGAGGAGGAGGAGAAGGATGGGGTAGAGATGCTCTACCCTGCCGCCAAGCGCGGCATGGGCGGTGTGACAGGAGCGAACACCGCCAAATGCCCCTACGGCAACACAGTCCTCGCCGCTGCCGTCAAGACGGACAGCGGTATGGGAGAACCCCGTGGCGAAGCTCCGGGGCTCAACCTTGCCTACGGTAACGTAGGCATGGGAGACGCCAACGACATGGTACGGGATCGAACCCCGCGCCCCACCCTCAACCGCAGAAAGCAGAAAGGCTAGAAAGCCATGATGAAGTCCAGCACCGGACAGGGCGCAGCGGCCCGTCCCACCGTCGATGTCACCCGTGAGGGCAAGTACCCCAACGACAACACCTCTGGCGAGCGCAGCCAGGGTGAGGTCGCGGGGGCCGGCAGCATCTACGCCGCCGTGCTCAACGAGCGCCCGAACATCAGCAACCCGCGCAACCAGGGCCCGGTTCGAGCGCACAGCCGCGTCGGCAAGTCCACCATCCCTATCGCCATGGTGCGAACTCGTCAGGATGGCAAGGTCGCCGGCTCGATGTAGCC